TCACACGTTTTTCAGCTTTTCAAAATGCTGATTAATTTTCTTTGTCTGCCGTACCGTCTCCAGGTCGATGGTATTCCGGTATACCGATTTCATAATATTGTCAGAGACCCATCCTCCGCGCTGGAGAATATACTGATCCGGTACGCCGATCGCGTGCATAATCGATGCGGCATAGTGCCGCAGGTCGTGGAAACGAAAATGGGGGATGTCTAAAGTTTTCAGCACCCGGCCAAACCGGTGAGTAACATAGTCGGGATCCATTCTGACAATCTGCCCCCGTCTGCCGGACAGTTTTGCTATTACAAAATCAGGCAGGACGACTTCCCGATAACTTCCGTAAGTCTTAGGTTCCTTAATATGCCATGTTCTTTCTGAGTCTTTTACCATAGATTTACTCACAACCACCGTATTTCCCACAACATCCTTATCTGTCAGGGCGCATATCTCGCCCCGCCGCAGCGGCCCGAAAGCTGCCAGAAGAACGGCAATCTCAAGCTCTGTTCCCTGTATGTGCCGAAGCAGCGTTTTTACATCCTCGTCGCTGGGGCAGTAGAGCTCCGGCTTTTTCCTGGCGGGCATCTGCACTTTTAAGTGGAGATCCGGAGCAAACATATCCAGAGCAGCAGCCAGCAGGCCATAAGCGTTTCTGACTGTTTTGGGGGACAGACCTTTTTTTACCAGCTCAGATACCCATATCTGGGCGGCTGTACTGTCCAGTTCCCGAAGCGGCACACGCCCGAATGAGCCGCCGAAATAGCAGCGTTTAAGATAATCATATCCCCGCATGGTGGAGGGGCTTAAAACGGCTTCCCTGACAGTCAGGTAGCGTTCCACAGCTTCCAGGACGGTCAGATTATCAGGCTCCCTGATTCCCTTTTTTCGGTTCAGCTTCCATTCCTCAGCTAACATCTGTGCTTCTTTTTTGCTGGGCGCGGTAAAACTCCTATAATGCCGTTTCCCGTCAGCATCCACATAGTCCAAAGCCTGCACCCGGTAACTTCCAGATGGCAAGGCATTTTTCTTTTTCTTCGGTTTTTTCTTCTCCATAGTATTCCTTTCTGGCTCTCTATTCGCGGAGCCTGGTGCATAAATGGGTACAAAAATAACAGCCAGTCTGAACAAAAGTTCTGATTGCGGCTGCTTCCCGAAGATGATACAATATATTTGTGTGATATATTATGTTTTTCTTCGGGCGCTTATCTGTCCAGAAAAGCAGTACTCGGCTTTCCTGCGCCAACAGGGAGGCCGATTTTCCGTATTTGACAAATAAATTTCTTTGACATATAATATACTTAACAAGACAGCCGACAGGTAGGTGCACGCTACCCGTCCCGGCGAATCAAAGATCTAAAAAATAGTCGTCTCCTCGGCCAAGAGCAGGACGGCTATTTTTTATGCGTATATGTCAGTATCGCAACGATCAGTAATGTTACAGATACAATTAACTGCAATTCCTCATATGTACTCATAAAGCATCTCCTCCTTCCGCAAGACTCGGAACGGATAGAGAGCTGCCGCCTGTTCGGCTGCCCTGGTAAGTATATTATATTGTCAAATCATTGCCATTTTCACCTTAAAGGCGTTTAAAGGTCATCTGGAATCTGTTTTTTATAGTGCTCCACATAGGATTGAATTTTCTTTATGAACTCCCAAGGCCGTTCGTCATCATCATTATGGGAGATCCTCATAATCTCTAAATCACAAGTAGTATTAACACTCATACGAAGTCCAGTGATCCATTCTAAATATGTGTAGTCAGAATCAGGCCGTTTCATTTCTTCTTACCTTCCTTCTATGTCATCGTTTATTTCCACAAATGGATACAGATAGCCACATCTACCACTTTCTGCGACTTTCAACAACTTTTCCAATAATTCGCACAGGTTTTTCAGCGACATCCTTATTTGAGAAAAACATAGGAGCATAGTTATTATTAAGAGATACCAGACTAATCCCTTCTGCATATTTGATAAGCCTTTTACAGGTAGCATCGCCTCCGTTTACCATAGCAATGACAATTTCACCAGACTCTGCATCATTTTGTTGACGGACAATAACGGTATCGCCTTTGTGGATATCTGGTTCCATGCTGTCTCCATCAATAAGCAGACCAAAAAATTCCCCCGTAGAGGCTAAGGCTTCCGATATTTCTTCTGTATCTATAACATCCTCTACCGCTTCGATTGGAATCCCAGCGGCTACACGGCCCAGGACATTGATAGTGACACCTCTTTTTTTCTCTTTTGTTCCATTATTTATAGGAGCGATATTATTCTCCCATCCCATAAGATAGGAAGGAGATACATTCCCTATTTTGGCGGCAGCTTCTATCTTATCAGACGGTATGTTTGTAATAATATTATTTTCATATTTATATAGAGACTGTTTGGAGACGTTGATTTTTGTAGCAAAATCTACCTGGCTCATTCCTAAACGCTCTCTGAGTTCTTTTATTCGTTCTCCTATTGTCAATGCAATCCCTCCTTTCATAGTAACTTAATAGTAGCACAAAAATGTTATAAAAGCAATAAAAAATATCTTGACAAGTTACGAAAATGTGATAAGATAATAGTAACTTACAAAGTTACAAGGGAGGTGAGAATAGTGATTCGCACAGATGAACTTCGAGGTCTCATTGCAAAGAATGGGTATACTCAGTCTGCGATTGCGGCCAAAATTGGTATTACACCAAAGACTTTTTATGAAAAAATGAAAAATGGCGTATTTGGAAGTGATGAAATACAGATCATGATTGATGAATTGAATATCGAAGATCCAGTAGCAATTTTTTTTGCCAAAGAGTAACTTATAAAGATACTACAAAAAAACAGATACCATATGGAGAGGCTGAAGGCGAGGACAGAAAAGGGAAATAATTTCAGCTCGCCTTGAACAGTACAAAGCGAGCTGGATAAGGTTAAAGCTCATAGTATGTAGTGATTTTTTGAGTTTCGAATTCCGGAGATTTTTCTCTTAATTCGTAGGCTAGGCGATACATGTGTTTGCACGGTTTGCGTCTTCTCTGGAAATCTGGGCAAGTGCAAGACGCTAAGGACGTCATATATCTTCCTCCAGTTCCATGAACTGTAGCACATGCGGTGCTGGGATTTACAGAGGACAAAGAAATTCTTCTGTCATAGGAACGGCATTGCCGTTGTATTTGTTCCGACAAACCATGAACAGATTTCCATTGTTCCCAAGAGGAGAAGGTTTTTTGAGGGAGCTGCTCAGATAAAAAGTCGCTGGCAAGAGAAAAGGCTTGGATATTTTGAAGCTTTCTTTTGTCTGGGCGGTTGTGTGTACGCATATATTTTATGTGTGCATAGGACATAGAGCGTATAGTGTCTATCAAGTCCGACTTATCTATATATTTTTGAGCGAAAGCATCAAAAACAGCTTTGTGGGATGAATACGCTGGAGCTGTTATAGGCCATACACCATGAATTGCACAATATACAAAATAGCAGAAAAAGGAAAGACATATTTCATTAGAAGATGATGCGAAAACAGCACAAATTCCATTTTCAGTAGAATCATATAGAGATACCTGAGTCCCATTTTCACCAGCGAGTGTATATAGTTCAGGAGAAATATAATCACCCTCAAATTCGTTTAAGCATCTCGAAATTAACACTTTCATATCAGCGAGAGAGGGGGAAGAGGGGATCGGAATATCTAAATCTTTAGCGTATTCTATTTGAGCTTCGGAAGCTGGACGTTCAAAAGATGATTGCTCATCAATAAAAAGAGTGTAGGGTGGTAGCAAATAAGTTTCTGACCCTACTACGTCTGCTGGTGTTCCTTCTCTGGCAGCTCTCAGCGTGGTTTTTTGTCGATTAGTTGCAGGATTCTTACCTTTTACTTTATATGTATGAATCCGAGGATAATTTTTGGTATCCGGATAAATAAATGGATTATTTTTTTTAGAGGTTTTGTCATTCGAAAAGTGTTCCTCTATTTGAAGCGAGGAAGGAGTAGAACTAAAATTTTCATTCGAAGAATGTGAAGAATGTCTATCGTCCTCACTAATACTGGCCAGAAAAAAAACTAGACAAAACATTGCTAAAATCATAATTAAAATAAACATATATTCCTCCTATACATAAGTGTATAGCCTAGTAGGCTTATAAAAAGAGTATATAGTGCGTGGAGGAATAAATCAACCAGTAGGGAGGTGAGAATGGTGGAAAAAAGCGCAATGGAGATCTACCAGCACTATGGCATGGAGAATGACAGGAAAGCGTTAGAATCAGGAGAACTTCCCAGTGTGGATTTCCTGATTGGAAAAGAAGAAGATATCAAAGACTTAACTGGTGACATGGCTGGATTTGGAACAGGGCAAAGCCAGAGAGTCACTATCGAATACGATAAAGGTTATGGATATTTTATTGTAAAGCGAGTGCCAGTGCAGTATGGAGTTTCCGAAGAAACTCCAACAGTTAGCGATTCTTGAGATAGTTACAAAGAGGACAAGATTCATCCGTGCATTCAGAATGATAAGGGCATTGGGAACGATCAAAAGTCTTTCCCTGTTCTGAAAATGTGATTATCGTATTTTCCTTAGAAAAAGGACAAAGACGAAATGTTCCACCAGAAATATATTTTTTGTCCATACTTTAAAATTCCTTTCTACATACTTGGCCATGGCGGGGACCTGTAAAAGGAGTATACAGCAGCGAAGGGGATAAAACAAGCGGTAGGGAGGTGAGAAGAAGTTTGAATGCTACTGACTACACAAATGTCATATGCTTCTGCATTCTGATTGTAATATCAGTTCTGGTAGGGAAGATATGCAGAAGCATATGGAAGGAAAAATGGATTCCAAGTTTAGTCTGGATTATATGCGTTGATTTGGCCGGTCTTTTTCTTCTAATATATCGGCTAATGATTTTATAAGATTAGAAAAATGCTTTTGTGCTTGTTCAAACTCAAGTGAATTGATGAGTTCTTGAAGAGTATCGAGTTCCGGCCATAATGACTGTGGAACGTATACGTAAATAGAGTAGAAAGATTCTCCGCATTTTTGCATAGCTGTAGCATCGGCGTGAAACAGACATTTCCCAGTTGATGTTATGAAGTTATCAATAACTGCTCTTTTTTTTAGATAGTGGTTTTCAATTTCTTTGTTTTTAGCTTCCAATTCGGCAAGCCGCAACTGGAAACGGTGATTCATCCAAGTTGTTATAACTGGAGAAACAATTGAAACTATTAAAGTAAATGCAAGAGTGAGCCAAGCGGCAGTAGCAGACCAATCAATCATAGAAGTACCCCTTTCTTAATCCATAAATAGGAGTATAGAACAGAGCGAGAGAAAAGACAAGACATAGAGAAAGAAGGTTCTAACGAAAACTTGAGGAGCTGTTGAAATAGGAGGTGAGATTATGGCAAGGCAGGTACTTAGGCCACCAGATTGGTGGTTTTGGCCAAAAGACTGGATTAACGAGATTAAGGCCCGTAAGGGCTGGACAGATAAGGATATTGCAAACTATCTGGGAGTAAGCGTCAGAACAGTCCTCTATTTAAAGAAAGAGCCCTGGAACCGTTCCGGGGAACTGATTCTGAAACTCCTGGATCTGCGAAATAAAACCATGCAGGAGGAAAAAGTGTGTTTTTAAGGGGATTTTTCAGAATTCCGATCATTCCGGCCCCGGCCATTCGGAAACAGGAGCCGTTTATCACCGGAGCCAACCTGGAACGGGCAGAGAACTACCTGAAGTCCTTGAAAGAGGAAAAAGAAAGACTCCATGAAAAGTGGAGAACTGATATGTCAATAGCCCCACTGTCCATCCGGGCCTTGGTCCGGTACGAAGGAGCGAGGACCATGTATTCGATATTAACCAGTTCAGATGAGGTGAGCGAGGAAATCTGTAGAAAGGTGTGTGACGAATGAGAAAGAGAGATACAGTCCCGGAGCACCCGCTCCGGGCAGCTGAAAGGAAAAATGCGGCGCTGAAAGACGAAGTGAAGTTTCTTCACGAGGCTCTGTTCTTTACGGAGGTTTTGGCAGCAGGCTTTTTTGGAGCATTCCTGGCCGTTCTGGCTTCGGCCGGGTGGCTGTAATGGAGAAAGAAACCTGCCGGAATTGCTGGAGATGGCTCTGGTGCATGGAAGCCAGCCGGATGTACCCATGTAAAGACTTTGAAAGGAGAAATCATGAAAAGAAGAATCGAAAAGAAGGTAGAAAAAAGAAGAAGGGATAAGATCCACGAGCTGTTAGACCTGACGTTGGATATTAACTCCACAATGCCGCGAGAACAGGAGGAAACAGGGAACAAGCCGACAGCCTTTTTTAATTTTTCGGGGCATTGCGGGATTTTATCTGTACAGGTTTATGACGAAGGATGGAAGACAGGAATTGGCGCTTCCAAAGAACTTTGGATACATACCCATTGCACAGATGAGCTGAATGAAGCTATTAGACAGATGAAGCAGCAGCTATGTGCAACAAAGTAGAAAAGGCCCGCCGGTTGCCGCCGGACAGGGCCAAAGAAAAATAATCACAAGAAAAGTGTAAATCGAAATAGGAGGAAAAGCAAGTGGTAAAAGGTTTCATTTTGGCAGAAGGTAAAAAGAGGATAATGGAAGAATGCGATATATTATTTTGTGTCGGTGTAAAGTCGACAGAAAAAAATGATATAAACCATCAAGTTGAAGTGCAGAGACTTTTGATAGGAGGCGGTATAGGATGCGGAGATTTTATTGCGTCATTTGGAGAGGCTGCCGCAGAAGTCATAGTGGAATTAGCAGAAGAAAAACCTGAAATGGCACTAGCCATGTCTACTTTGTTCTTAGAATCTTTCCGAAGAAGTTTCAAAACTGTGACGAGGCAGCAGAAGGATAAAAGAGAAGAGTAGTAAAAAAGTCCAGCGCCGGAGCAAACGGCGTCGGACTCAGGGTGTTAATAAGATGAAATATTCCGATTCCATTGTACGACACCAGGGATAAAAAGTCAATGAGCGGCGGCAGGAAAGCCGCCCTGAAGACTTGTTAAGTATATTATTCTACCGACAGGAGAGAGCAGGATGGCGTACAAGAGGGAAATATGCAGGGCTGGGAAAACCAGACAGTATACCTATTACTACTGCCCCAAAGCAGATAAGAAGGAAGGCAGCAGGAGGGCGAAGGAGAACCGGACCAGCGAAGCGCAAAAAAAGGTCAACAGCAGGCAGGCTGCGAAAAAGCTGACTTGGATCATGAATGCAAACTATGACGGATCCAGTCTGTATATCACCTACTCCTACAGCAAAGAGAATCGTCCAGAGGGGAAAGAGACGCTCAGAAAGGACGTGGATTGTCTGCTGAGAGGTCTGAGAAAAGCCTTTAAAAAGAAGGGGCAGACAGCGAAGTACATATGGGTAGCCGAAATAGGAAAAAAGGGAGCTGCCCACATCCATATGACTTTAAATGCGATAGAACCTCAGATATTAAAAAGTCTCTGGACCAAAGGCTGGGTTACGATTAAGCCTATGGACGATAGTGGGCAGTATCGGAAATTAGCAAATTATTTTATCAAATACTCTGAAAAGACTATGAACACTCTGGAGGGATTTTCTGGAAGACGATATAACAGCAGCAAAAACCTTGTGATTCCGGAACCTAAAAAGGAAATCGTCAGCGCAAGGAACGCAATCAGCCATACGATTGTAGTTCCTCCAGGGTGGTATGTAGATAAAGACAGCATTGCGGAAGCATATCACGAGATTACAGGGTTTATGTATTTTACCTATACGCTGATCCATGATGGCCGTCAACAGAAAGAAACGAAGCGGGATAGCTATCAGCTGGATTTGGAGACAGGAGAAGTAACGATACAGGAAACCCGGCAAAAAACAAGAGGAGGGGAATAGATTGAGGCAATTTAATTTTACGAAAGAAGAGAAAGCCCCGTACTGGAAAAAAGCAGAACGAATGATTCAGGATTCTGGCCTGGATTTAGAGATCGAACATGATTCATTCGGCATCTGTAACGAGGGAACCTATGTCTATGTTAAACCGAAAAAGGCAGGAAAGAAGACGATAGCTTTATGGGAGCAGGCCAAGAAGCTGGTGCAGGGTTTTACACCCAGAAAATCAGCAAAACCAGGTTACCGCACAGACAGCGCGTATCTGTACGCCTATATTCTAATCCCATGGGAGGAACCATGTACGAAGTAACAGTCAAGATCGGCGCAACCCCCAGTAAATACTGGGGCAGTCTGGAGTTTTCGGACGCCGCCGGAAAAGTCCACCGCCGGGAAGTATCTGGGGAGCGGGATGCCTCGAAACAGAGCAACACTCTCCAGGCCCTGATTGAGTGCCTGAAAGTGTTGGAACGTCCCTGCATGCTCAGTATTTATTCATCAGAGGATTACGTCGTGTCGGCATTTCAAAACGAGTGGCTGACCGGATGGCAGGCGGCAGGGTGGAAAAACGCCAAGGGAAACACCATTAGAAACGTGGAGCAATGGAAAGAGATCTGGAACCTTCTCTCTCCACATTCCAGAAGGGTAATGAAGGAGGAGTAATGGCAAGGAGTATCATGGAGCCGCGCGGAGCCTATGAGTGCTACAACTGCGGCGATACCAGGAATTTAGAGGAGCATCACGTATTTTTCGGGAATAAGCAAAAAAAGAAGTCAGAGCATTACGGCTTAAAAGTCCACCTCTGTCCTGGATGCCACAGGCACAAAAAAACGGGAGTCCACGGCGGAAACACGGTGTTGGACAAACGGCTGAAGGAAGAGGCGGAACGAATATTTGAGAAGAAATACAGCCGGGAGCTGTTTTATGAAGAATTTGGTCGCTACTATACAGAGGAAAAGGAAGCCAAAGAGCAGCCGGAGAATGGATTCATCAGATTGGAGGAGACGTGTTAAAGAGTGATTTGGAAGAAATGAAACGGGAACATCCGGACGGACTGGAGGTTCAGACGGGAAGCTGCCGGTTCTGCGGCCAGATGGCCCAGATTGAGACATTGCTTCCGTGGCCCCAGGAGAAGCTGGATGAAGCAGCAACGGAGCTGTGTGGATGTGCAGCAGCGCAAAATTATGCCAGCAGAAAAAAACGGATGGAAAAGGCAAAATGTACAGTTGAAAGGCAGTTCGGGAAATATCTCCCGAAAACAGCGGTAGAACTGTTAAAAACAGCTGTGGAGTTGATAGAGGAGGATCAGATCGATTCCCTGACATTGGATGTGGGAAACGGGCTGAAAGGAAAGATCTCCATGACCAGCAAAGGAAATATCAAAGTAGAAAAAACTGAAACCAGAAAAGAGACACAGGAGGCATAGCATGAAAAACGTAAAAACTATCGCAGAATATGCCATCCGGAAGTGGATGGAGCAGGAGGGACTGGTAGAGGAATGTTTTAAATTAACAGTGAAAGGCAATGAGGGAACTCTCATGGATTCAGAAGGAAGCACATTGAAGCTCGTTTATAACTCAGAGCTGAAACGTGTATTTCCGGTTTAAGGAAGTAAGGAGGGAATCATGGAAAAGACTTGTGAAAGCTGCATCTATGAATATACTTGTGACTGGACTCCGGCAGCAGGACAGGATTCCTGCGAAAACTGGAGAGCTGACAAGGAGGCTGCAAATGAAGAGGGCAGACATTAACCGTATTTCTGCAGAAAAGCAGCAGATGATTCTGGACTATATGCGAGATGCTGGGAAACCTATGTCAGTCAAGGAGATATTCGAAGCGCTTCCGCTATCTCGTAACGACATCAGAACCCAGTTCGGAAACTTGAAGGTAAAGAAAGCAATCGAACGCACAGAAAGAGGTCCGCATGGCTATGAGTACGTGATAGCAAATGGAAAGGAACCGAAAAAGGAAACGAGAATTGCCTGGATGGAACTGGTACAAAAAGCGAAAAAAGAGACCAGAGCAGGGGATGTTTATTATTACATACACGAAGATGGCGGAAAGAAACGAACAAGGGTAACTGACACCAGATACCCCCATATCTGCTTATTCGACAACGGCCACGCTTACCTCTGGGCAGATGTGGCCCGCTGCAGGGAGGATAAACGAACCCGGATATTAGGGGAGTGGCCCAAATAGGAGAAAGAATGAAACGTATCTATGGAACATACCACATTGTAAAAGAAAACGCTGAACGCTTTCAAATCCTGAAAGAAACGTCTACCGGCTACGCATCCATTGGCTGCTACGTTTCCCCGTCCCTGGCAGCGGAAGAAATCGCAGATCAGGAATGCGAAGCGCAGTGGATTGAGGAAAGGGTAAAAGATTGTTTAAAGGAGTAAGAAATGGAAGTAATCACGATATGGAACCTGAAAGGCGGTGTTGGAAAGACCACAACGGCTGTAAACTTGGCCTACAGCCTGGTGGAGATTGGAAAGAAAGTCTTGCTGATTGACATGGATCAGCAGGGGAATGCCTCATCCATGATGCGCCGCTATAACCTGCACCAGAGGAGCATTGCGGAGGTGCTGAAAAAACACTGCACAATCCTTTCAGCCATTAAAAAGACCTGGATTCAAAACTTGTTTATTATCCCGGCAGATATACGGGTACGGGAAATAAAGGAAAGGAGACGTTTGGTGTGGGAGCTGGAAATCGTTCAGGAGTTATTTGACTACTGTATTATTGATTGCCCTCCGGCAGCAGAATGGATGACGCGCGAAGCCCTCCAATCCTCAGAAAGATTAATCATTCCGGTTCCGGCGACGCGCTGGGGATGTGAAGGTCTGGACATGGCCCAGTGGCTGTTCCCGGAGATGGGTGTGTCTGCAGAGACCAAGATTCTGTTTACCATGTTTAAGAATAATGCTCAGAGCCGGAAGAATATTCGAAATATCTTAAAAAATTATCCCTTACCGGCCTATGAGACAGCTATTACCCGAACGGAGGATGTTATCAGCGCGGAGAATGTAAGAAAGCCGATTGCCCGTTGCCGAAGGCACTCGCAGGCAGTAAAAGACTACAGAGACCTTGCAAAGGAGGTGCTGGAGGATGCCGAAACTAAATGATATCATGGCGGCCCGGCCTGCCGAAAAGAGGGCGCAGTACACAGTACAGATGATCCCCTACACCCAGTTAATCCCAAACCGAGAAAACAAGTATTCCCTAGGAGAGATTGAGGAGTTAGCGAACATGATCCGCCTGGCTGGAGGAATCCCAGAACCGCTCTTTGCCCGCAAACGTGCGCCTGGAGAATATGAATTAATCTCTGGCCATAGAAGACGATTGGCAGTGATTTACCTGGTAGAAAAGTTGGGATTAGAGCAGTTCAGGCTGGTTCCGGTTCATCTGGAGAATCTGGACGATATCATGGCAAGAATTACATTGTACCTGACCAATGCTGGCCAGCGCAACAAAACCGATCATGACCGTATGATTGAGGTAATCGGCTTAACGGAATCTCTGGAAGCCCTTCGGACCGGCACACCGGAACATCAGGAAAAATTCAGGGAGCTGACCGGCTTGGAACCCCAGTTTGCCCTTGCCAATGATATTCGTGCCGCCGTGGCCGATAAATTAGGTCTAAGTGTCACCAAGACGGCCCAGCTAAAGCATATCAACCGAAAATTGGAGCCGGAACTCATGGAAAAGTTCAAGGACCAGGAAATAGGCTATTCTGCTGCTAATAAGGCTGCCTGCCTTCCGCCGGAACCTCAAAAGGAGCTGGCGAAGCAGGAAAGAATCTCCATCAGGGACGTAGAAGAAAAGTTAGAATCTGACTCAAAAGAAAAAGGAGAACTGCATAGGCAGCAGAGCCTGGAAACGATACTTCCAGAGAACTGTCATCAGACAATAGAAGGACACGCAAAACCTCCGGAAGCCCCAGTAAAGACTGGGCATGTCTTGAAAATTGGCCCGGAGGAATATGACCATATCATCAGAGGAGAGAAAGCCTATAAGCTCACCAGAAACGACCAAAAGTTTCTTGAAGGGCATGATCTGGAATTCTGGTGTTATCAGGATGGAAAATTCACAGGCCGAAAGGCAGAAACTCGTATCTCTTACATGGATGAAGACATGAGAGGATTAGAAGAAGGATATTGTATTTTAGGATTCCAGTTAATGAGCTGGAGCGAGTAAACAAGGAACCTCCCAATGGCCATAATATATCACAATAACCTGCCATTGGTGTTACATACAGGGCGGCTCTGACCGGCCGCCCGCCTTAAAAGAAAATTGTAATGAGGGAGTACAATGGAACAAATAATCAGCCAGAAAAATGTATTGAAGGTTATTAAAGCCTACATAAAACAGCACGGCTACCCGCCGACACAGCGGGAACTTGCAGCGGAATTTTATTGTTCCGTGTCGACGATTAACATATGCCTGCGGGAAATGTTGGAGGAGGGAATCTTAGAAACCGATCATTCAGTAGGTTCCTGCAGAGCGTTTCGAATTGCAGGGATGCGCATGGTGGATACCAGGGAGCTGGAGGGCGCTGTAAAGCAGTTAGGTGATTTGCTGGATCACTGCCGGGACATGGCAGCAGGACGTGATGCGGATCCAATCTGGGATCACGATGTGAAGGCTCTGGAGACAGTGATAAAAGAAATCGGAACAAAGAGGAAACAAGATGGGACTAATCATTGACTGTTTCGCTGGCGGAGGCGGAGCGAGTGTAGGAATAGAAATGGCCTTAGGGCGTCCGGTAGATATCGCAGTAAACCATGATCCAGAAGCAATCCGGATGCACAAAGTCAATCATCCAGATACACTGCACCTGACAGAGGATATCTTTAAGGCGGATCTGAAAGGCATTGTAAAAGGACGCAAAGTAAGCCTGATGTGGGCTTCTCCTGACTGTACATCACACAGTAAGGCAAAAGGCGGACAGCCCCGTCTGAGCGGGCTTAGAATTCTTCCCTGGGCAGTATTTAAACATGCCAAGGAAATCAGGCCAGAAGTAATCATCATGGAGAATGTGGAAGAAATCCAGCAGTGGGGACCTCTGGACGAAAAAGGCTACATCATTCCGGAAAGAAAGGGAGAGGACTACAAACGGTTTATCACAGCCATGTGTTCCCTGGGATACCGGTTTGACAGCCGGGAGCTGATAGCGGCAGATTACGGCGCGCCCACTACCAGGAAACGCTGGTACGCAATTTTTCGGAGAGACGAAAAGGAAATTGTATGGCCGGAGAAGACCAGAGCAAGAGATAACTGGGAGCCATGCGGAAAATATATCGACTGGTCAGACATTGGCAAATCAATATTCGACCGGAAAAAACCGCTGGCAGCAGCCACACAGAAACGGATTGCAAACGGGATCCGGAAATACATCCTGGAAAACGAACCATATATCGTGCAGGATGACAGAGCAGTTGCTTTTCTCATTCAGTACCACGGAGAGCAAAAGGCCGGAGAATCCAGAGGTCAGCTCCTGTCAGAACCGATAAAGACTATTGACACCTCGAACCGGTACGGACTGGTGACAGCATTTATCACAAAATATTATAAATCCGGAATCGGACAGGGGTGCGAGGAGCCAATTCACACCATTACGACATCGCCGGGACACTTCGGGCTGGTATCCGCGTTTTTGATTAAATATTACGGGTCTGGCGGAGGTCAGACAGTAGACAGACCGCTGGATACCATTACCACCAAAGACCGGTTCGGCCTGGTAAATGTGGCTATCAACATAAAGGGAGAGAAGTACGCCATAGCTGATATCTTTCTCCGGATGCTGAAACCGGAAGAACTGAAGCTGATGCAGGGATTCCCAGAAGACTATATCATCAATCGGGACATTGAGGGGAAACCGTACCCCATCAAGGAGCAGGTGGCCAGAATCGGAAACAGTGTTGTCCCAACAATGGCGGAAGCGTTAGTAAAAGCAAATTGCGGATATTTAAAAGTAGGAGAGAGGATTCCAAACCTGATTATCAATGACAGTGAAAATCAATTGCGGTTTGCATAGGAGAGAAAATGGAACATGAATTAAAAATTTATCCCCAATATTTTGAAGACGTAATTTCGGGCAAAAAGAAATTTGAAATCAGAAAAAATGATAGGAAATATCGCGTTGGAGACATCCTGATTCTGAAGGAATGGGATAACATTAAATATTCCGGCAGAGAGGCCAGAGCAGAAGTGATTTATCTAATCGATGATAAATTCGTCGGGATTCAGCCGGGATATGTTGTTATGGGAATCAGTTTGATACGTTGACAATCCGCAGAAGGGAGAATCATATGGGACGATTAACAGAAATAGATAAATACGGGAACTGGGGCCTAAAAAGAATTCAGTGGGAGAATTTGCTCATAGGAGTACCAATCACACGGGAAACCTATGAGGCACTATATGGGGCGCTGTGCAAGCTGAGAGACTACGAAGACACGGGCCTGAGTCCGGCGGAGGTGGAAGAGCTTCGCCGGCAGCAGGATAGTCACCACTGGATTCCTGTAGAGGAACGGTTGCCAGGAGAAGAGATGCTCGTTTGGGTAACAGTAAAACACTCGAGTTGGATTTCAGACTATGGCTCTGACTTTATCCCAAAAGAGGAATGGGGATATCATCCAGAAAGTAGTGGCACATATAAGGGGAAATATGAAGAGGGGCTCTGGTGGTATGAGGATGAAGAAAACGAATGGATACGCTGTGATGGGGAACCCAACGAAGCAAGAGACCCTGGAGTTGTATATGACACAGTAGTAGCCTGGCAGCCCCTTCCGGAGCCGTACAAAGGAGGCCAAAATGAAACCTGATTTATATCATAATCGTAGTGGTGTGCGGGATCCGGTGGCTGCCAAAGCCATCCGGGAAGTAGACCGACAACCAGATAATGTGGAGGGTATGGCCCTGAAGAAAGGATAAATACTATGAAAAATTACAAAATTATTTTAATTGCAGTTGGAACAATGTTCACATTTATGCTGATGAGTCTGGTGGGTATTCAGTCAGCAAGAAATAAGGCGATTGGACTAGAAGAGGCTGTTTACACTGCAGAGTCAGATATCAAAGTCCAGGAAAAGCGAAGGGTGGATTTAGTCTACAATCTGGCGGATTCCGTGCAGCAGTATGATAAGCATGAATCCGAAACTCTGAAAGAGCTTGCAGATGGGATGGGAAGAGGCAACCAGATAGAAGATGTTAATACGGCTCTGGCAGCAGTAACCTATGCTTATCCAGAATTAAAGAGCAATGAAAACTATAAACAGCTGATGAATGAATTGGCTATTACAGAAAACGAGATCGCCCAGTACAGAGAAAACTATAATCAGTCGGTTACGGCCTATAACCGATATACCAGGAAATTTCCGTCCAGAATCTTCCTTGATTGGACGGGCTACGAAATCAGGAAATTTGAACGTCTGGATTATCAGGCACCCAGCGATGCACCGCAGAATTTGTTTGAAGAGTGATATTATGGATACGCCGACTCACTGGAGGAAACGATGAAAATAACGAAGCGGGAGATCATTATCAGTATTGCCATAGCGTCTATTATGATGCTCATTGGATTTTTCATTTCAGGAAAAATCACGGATTATCAAGCGGATAAGGATGCCGAATATTGGAAAGCGGTACAGATTGAGGATACAGAACTGTTCCGCTATGGAATGGATACAGACATAGGAAATGCCTTTGTATACGGAGAATTGAGAGCGGTTGAGCCGGTCGGTTTTGATGAAATAGGCGGGGAGTATTTGTGGATAGAAAAAGTAGAAGAACATTATAATCCGCACACCAGAACCGTCACAAAAACAAGGAAGAATGCTCAGGGAAAGACAGAAACCTATACTGAAACAGAAGTTTATTATTCGTGGGACTATTACGACAGCTGGGAAAAACACAGCAGCAGGATTCAGTTTTGCGGGCAGGAATTTGATTATGGGAAAATTGATCTTCCCTCAGGGGAATACATAGATACAATAAAAGAATCTTTTCTATCCAACGTGAGATATAAATATTATGGAGTTTCCAAGGAGTATACAGGAACCATTTATACCAGGCTTATGGATGGCACCATATCGGAGCAGTCTAAATTTTTTACAGACTGCAATCCAGAAAAGGCGTTGGAACGCTGCACTTCTGGAGGGGAAACTATTTTGTTTTGGGTTGTATGGATGATACTAATTGCCGGGTGCGTGGTTGGGTTTTGCTATTTTGATAACAGGTGGCTGGAATAGCAGCAGGAAGTTAGGCAGAAGCAGCACAGGGGCAGCAGGACAGGAGGAGAGGCCATTGAATATTAAAATAACCAGAAAATTGCTGGATGATTACAGAAAAATAAAGCGAGAGATCCCAATATTGGAAATCGAACTGGAGGAAATGAAAACAACAGATTCTGGCATCGGAAACAGCACAATCCTTGACTACCGGACAGGGCAGGCAAGGCCTCAGAGCGTTGTTGGATTTGATAAGGAGCTTTACAGGCGTCGGGAAAAAACACTGGAAAAGAAAAAAGCCCAGGTTAAAGCTGTAGAGCAGTGGATCAACCAGATAGAGGACGGGCAGACACGCTGCATCTTCCGGATGTACTACATAGATGGAATGACCTGGCTCAAGATAGCAGATAAAACAGGGTATAGTAAAAGTCCAGATTATCCGAGAAAAATGATACGGGATAGATATTTAGAAAAACACGGAATAGTATAGAAAGTTATCCGTCTTATCCGCATAATCCGTGTTAAAGTATAATAGAAGCCAAAGGCATTCAGGCCGGCGGCTTTCCTCCCCTAGTTTACATTAAGCGCCGGGAATTCCCGGCAAGATGGATCTTTAGCTCAGTCGGTAGAGCAGATGGCTGTTAATCATCAAGTCCCAGGTTCGATTCCTGGAGGATCCGCTGGCAGACGGAAGCCTGCTACCCAATAAAACTTTCCTTTTGTTTTTCACCCGGAGTTATTCCGGGTGTTTTTTTATTTATACACAATATGTTGATAAAGATGTGGATAAAAATACTAGATAAAGTATTTAAAACACTTGACATATGGTAAACCCTACGATATAATACATAATGTAAGGAGGTGATAAAAGATGGCGAAGGGCAGTAGCCGAAGAAAAAGAAAAAGCCCAGTCAACTGGATTGAAGTAGCGGTTCAATTCCTGACAGGGCTTATAACGGGGATTATCATTCTGATAATCGACAAGCTGTGGAAATAACACAGCAGGGGAGGAGAAATCCTCCCTATATCAAAAGTATAGCACAAATCGCCATCTTTAACAATGAGAATTGCCATAATCGTAGTAATTGCGGTGACGGCCGGTTTTATCGGCCGTAGCATTTACAGAAGAATGAGGAGGGACAAAGATGCCAAAAGGTAGTCCAAACCCTCAGACAATCGCAAGCCAGAAGTATCAGCAGAAGGCTGGCTACATGACAAAAGGCTTTAAAATCAAGCGGGAGGTAGCAGAACGTTTTGAGAGGGCCTGCGAGGCGGCAGGAGTCAGCCAGGCTGGACAGATTACAGAGCTGATGCTGGCATTTGCAAAAGAGCAGGGAGAAAAACATAAGGAGTAACGGGAGAGCGCTTGAAAGGGCGCTCTTTTCCTTTGCTCTAATTTCTGCACAGAGTGGAGTAGGTACTACTCACCCCCCACCCCTATGCGGGTCCGGGGAAAGCGCGGTATTTTTGACTTTATGAGAAAAAAATTGATGGCATTTCCTTCCGCTTTTGGGAGACTGCTGGGGAGGTGGGCAAACGATGGTAGTAAATCAAAAACAGCTGGCGGAATGCCTGGGACTCAGCTCCAGAAGAGTCCGTGGATTAAGGGAAGAAGGGCTTTTCAAGCTGACGCAGGAAGGCAGAGGCTACAATCTGGAAAAAAGCATTCAGGAGTACATTGAGTACAAAGTGAATGCGGAAACAGGAAGGCGTGCCTCAATCTCAAAAGAGGAAGTGCAGGCACAGCATGAGGAAGTGAAAAAACAGATTTCCCTTTTAAAGCTCAGACGCCTTCGCAGAGAACTCCATGAGGCTGCCGATGTAGAAGCCTTTCTGTCTGATATGTTGATTCGATTTAAAAACCGGTTGCTCTCTGTTCCTGCCAAGTTGGCCATGCAGGTGGCCGGAGAGGAAGACCTCAATCAGATCATCCAGATTATAAAAAGGGAGCTGCTTTCCGTTTTGGAGGAACTGTCAGATTACGATCCGGATGAGATAGATGGGCAGCAGATACCGGAGGGAGAAGATGAAGAAATAGAAGATGAGGAGGATGAAGAGGAGGGGTGACACGGAGAGAGAAGGCAAAGAAAAAAACACGCCGTCTATTCAGAAGAGTCATTCACTCCGCCCTTGCGGTTCAGGAAGAGATAAAGGTTAGTGAATGGGCGGAAAAATACCGCGTATTGGATGAAAGCAGCAATTTATCCGGAAAGTGGTCTAATGATGTGACGCCGTACCTGGTGGAAATTATGGATACCCTGAATGATCCGCACATCAGAGAAGTTTATCTGTGCAAGGGCTCTCAGCTGGGAGGCACAGAAGTCCTGATCAATATGTTGGGATATCTTATTTCAGAGGAACCGGGTCCGACGATGATCGTCTATCCTTCTGATGATTTAGCCAAAGATATCTCAAATGACAAGCTGAAACCAGCCTTTCGCTTGATTCCAAAGGTTAAAAAGCAGTTTTATGAGAATGCCTCTAAGGAGCTTCGCCTGAAATTTAAAAATATGACGGTGTATCTGCGAGGAGCCGGCTCTCCCTCCAAGCTGGCATCAAAAGCAATTAAATATCTGTTCTTTGACGAAATTGACAAGATGGGAGGCGCATCAAAAAAAGAGGCATCTCCCTACAATCTTGCCATGGAGCGTATTAAAACATTTAAGAGTCAGAGCAAGGTGTATGCCTGTTCTACTCCGACGCTTAAGACGAACTATATTTGGTCTCTGCATGACAGCGCAGATGAGGTAAAAGAATATTTTGTTCCCTGTCCTCACTGTGGGGAAATGCAGCAGCTTCTTTTTAAGCAGATTTTATTCTGTAAGGATGATGAGGACAAAATGTCTCCCTATGAGAGGGCACAGACTGCCAAGTATATCTGCCCCAAATGCGGCTGTGAAATTCTTGATAAGGACAAGCCGAAGATGCTTCGAGAGGGAGAATGGCGGGCAGTCAAAAAGAGGGGAGTTGGCAGACCTAAGACGGTCGGATATCATATCAGCTCCCTGTACAGTGTGTTCGTCACCTGGGCGGAAGCGGCTGAAGAACATTTGAAATCTTATAAAGATCCAGATATGCTTCAAAACTTTGTCAACAGCTGGCTGGCGGAACCATGGGAAGATACGAAACTCAAGACGACGGCGGATCTGGTGAAGGAACGTCAGACGGAGCTCCCGGAGTTCGAAGTACCTGATTGGGCTATTGAACTGACAGGAGGTATCGACGTACAGGAGACCTGCATTTACTGGGTAATACGCGCATGGGGAGAACACTGGACCAGTCAGCTGATTGCCAGAGGGCAGGAAACAAATCTCTGGAATGCTGACAACATTATGAATCTCTACTACGAAAAAAAGAATGGCGAGAAGCTGACACCCTCTCTTGTTCTGGTAGACTCCGGAGATCAGACGGATATGGTATATGATTTCTGTGCTGATACCATGGATTATACACTTCCGTGCAAAGGATCCAGTAAAAGGCTGGAGACGGATTATAAATACAGCGTAATCAATAAGGCTGGTTCAAAGGCAGCCGGTATTAACCTGGTTATCGTCGATACTGGAAAATATAAGGATCGAATTGCTTCCAGGAATAACGGAACCGGTTCCTGGATGGTGTTTCGTGGGGTTGATGAAGAATATGCCAATCAAGTAACGGCGGAGCACAAGATTAATGAACGGCAGGCAAATGGGGCAGTCACACAGAAGTGGGTGCCTAAGACAACCCACACAGATAATCACTATCTGGATGCAGAGGTGTATGCGATGGCAGCGGCAGACATCCGTGGCGCCAGAATCTGGCATCAGGAGCGGTATGTACCGCCTAAGAAGAAACCAACGGAGATACCGAAAGAAGAACAGTGGATCCGCGACAATGAATTAGAAGGGTGGTAGAGGAATGGGAGGAAAAGAGAGAATGGGAAAAGAATCAGATAGAACTACGGAAGTAAAAGAAGAACCTTATTCCAGCCCAAGCCAGCAGCTGCGGGTTTTAAATGAGGCCATTTATAACATTATGGTAGGCGGACAGTCCTATAAGATAGGAACCCGTTCTCTTACCAGGGCAGATTTATCTACACTAATTGCTGAAAGAAACCGTCTGGAAGCCCAGGAGGCCCAGGAAAGTGGATTCCTCTACGGCGCATATGCAGCTGATTTTGGATACGATAACAGGAGGTAGCATGAAGCAGACAGTGATAGACCGGATTATCGGAATCATCAGCCCAAAAGCCGGTATTGAGAGGATGCGGTGGAGGAAGTATTACGAAGAGCAGCGTGGGAATTATGACGCCAGTGATTCGGGAAGGTTGCAGTCCCGGTGGAATACGCAGAATCAGTCAGCAGAGCTGACAGACCGCTTTGAGAGAGATGTCATCCGGGCGAGAACCAGGGACCTGGAACGTAACTCCGATATTTTAAACTCAGTTATCCGTGCCTTTCGCAGGAACGTGATAGGCGGAGGGCTTCAGATTCGCGTAACAACGGAGCAGGCAGACCGGAATAAGATTCTGGAAGCTGCCTGGAAACGATGGTGCGAAAAAGAAAACTGCGATGTCACAGGTACTCAGAGCTTTACCCAGATTGTCCGGATGCTGATTCAAAGAAAAATTGTTGACGGCGGGATTTTGATTATCAAGAGATATACTTCGCAGGGATATCTGCCGTTTCAGCTGCAGATCCTGGAGGTGGATGAGCTTGACGCCACTCAAATTCAGCCGAAAGAAAAAGGCAATAAGGTAGTTGGAGGAATTGAGTACAACCGCTGGAACCGCTCGGTGGGATACTGGATTACGCAGTATGAAATTGACGGATACACGCGGATGAAACCTGTGTACGTTCCGGCCAAGGATGTGATCTTCTATTATGCCAAGCGCCGACCTTCTCAGATTCGGGAAATGACGGATCTGGCCCCTACTGTAACCAGAATTAAAGATATGAATGAGTTTATTTCAGCTGTAACAATCAAGGAAAAGATAGCTGCCTGCCTGGCGATTCTGGTTAAACGTATAAACAATTTAGCGTCAAATCGCGGAAGGGATGGAAAGCCGCAAAGTGAAATCAGCTATGAGGGAAAGCGAATTGTCCCAGGTATGATTTTGGAAATGAATCCAGGAGACGATGCGCAGACGGTTACACCGCCAGGACAGGGCTCAGATGCTGCCACATTTCTAAAAGCAGAGCAGAGATTGATTTCTTCGGCATCTGGACTGTCTTATGAGGCTACAGCAAGGGATATGTCGGAAACCAATTATTCCAGCGCACGCCAGAGCGGAATAGAGGATGATCTGACCTATGACGAAGAAAAGGAGCTTCTGTTCCAGGTACTGGATGAAATCTATGAAACCTTTGTAATATCCTGCTGGCTGAAAGGAATTATTTCCGGAAACGATATCTGGAATAATATTAGAGATTATACAGCTCATGAATGGGTTGTTAAGCCTAAACGCTGGATCGATCCGGCAAAAGAAGCGAATGCCAATGCAACGATGTTAAAAACAGGGCAGAAAACATTTCAGCAGATCTGCGCAGAAAATGGGCGGGACTGGAAACAGGTCATTGACGAGATGGATGAAGCGAACCGGTATGCTGCTGAAAAGAACATTGACCTGGCTGCCATGCTGGCGGGAGGGCCAGGCACTCAGGAGCCGGAAGAAGAGGAGGGAAAGAAGAATGGAACGAAAACCGATGCATAAAAATCCAGGCGGAGAAAATGATTTCTGCCCGACGAGATTTATGAATGCTAATATCCGAGCATCAGGAGAGAGTGGAAACGAGAGGCAGTTTGAACTGTCTTTTTCGTCAGAAGAGCCATATTCCAGGTGGTACGGAGTGGAAATTTTGGATCACTCCGGCGGATGCATGGATCTGAGCCGACTCCAGAGTATTGGGATCGTTTTGTTTAATCATAAAAGGGATCAGGTTATCGGAAAGGTCGTAAAAGCCTGGAACGAAGACAACCGTGGAAAAGCAATCATTGAGTTTGACGATGACGATGAAGCAGAAAAGATCCGAAAGAAAGTAGACGGAAAAACCCTGAAGGGAGTATCGGTTGGTTATAGTGTAGATGCCTGGGAAGAAGTGGCAGCAGGAAAGAAGTCCAGTGATGGCAGGTTTACTGGACCGTGTTATATTGCAAAAAAGTGGACGCCTCTGGAAATCAGCATCGTATCTGTACCTGCAGATGCGACAGTAGGAGTAGGACGTACCTATAACGGACCGGAGATTTCTCCGGCAATACAGCCGACGGAACTGTCTGTTCTGGAGCGGATAGTCCAGGCGAACGAAAATCTGATGAAGGCACAGAGGAAATAATTACAGAAAAAAATTAAGGTTCAGCGAAAGGCTGGGCCTTTTTAGATTCCAGAAATTAAAGAAAGGATAGATGATGATGAGACTAAAGCTTGTGAAACAGAGCGAATTTTTAGGAACAGTATGTGATTTCTATGTAGATGAAAAAGATAACATTTACATGAGCAGAACCCAGATTGGTTATGCACTGCAGTATAAGCAGCCACAGCATTCGATTTTGGTGATGCACCAGAGACATAGAGATCGATTGGATAGATTTTCTATTGAAATATCGGGGTCTCAATTTGTGACCCCGATATATAAAAATAAAAATACAGACAAAGTCTTTATGTATTCTGAGAGAGGGATTTATGAAATTTGCCGTTGGTCGAATCAAAAAGTTGCGGATGAGTTTAATGATTGGGTATATGAAACTATTCAATCAATTAAAAGGAACGGTTATTACATAGTTTCTGAAAAGGACAGCAGATGGCTGGGGATTCGTGAAGAATCTAAGAAAGCCAGGAAATATGAAACAGACCAGATAAAACTCTTTGTTCAATACGCAAAAGCACAGGGCAGTAAGAATGCAGAACGGTATTATATGGTCTTTACAAAATTAATCAATGAAAAGGTAGGGCTTCATGGAAACCAGCGCGACACTATTCCGCAGGAAACTTTGCTGGAGCTGAAATCATTGGAAACGCTGCTGAAGATGCGCATTCGAAAGCTCATGGAACGGGATATGCCCTATAAGGAAATATACCAAGACATAAAGATGCTGGTGGAAGAATTTTAAAGAGAAAGGCAGGTAAAACACATGGAAAATTTAGAACAGGCTATGAGAGAAGCCGCCGCAGCACTGACAGGTCAGGCAGTTGAAACAATTCCATCCGGCCCGTTAGAGGAAATCTGCACATTTATTGCAGAGCATTACCAGGCTCCAAAAAATGTACCGTTTGTACAAGTATCAGCTCCAGCTGATGCAGCAGGAGAAACTCCCACGAAGGAGGAATTTAATAATTTAATCAAGAAGCTGAAGGATGCCAAGGTGTTTAAATAGGCGTCCTTTTTAGCCTATATTTTAATCAAAGAAGGAGGACACAAATGAATTTACAGGAAATGATTGCCCGCCAGAGAGAACTGACAGAGGCTGCAAGGCAGCAGGGACGCAGCCTGACGGCGGAAGAACAGAGAGAATTCGATTCTCTTCAGGAGCAGATTGACAGCATGATTGCCTCAGGGCAGGAAGGCCAGAGAGGAGCCAATCCTCCAGCGGGAAATCCTCCAGCGTCTGGAGAAGCTGCACCAGGCGGTGATGAGGCACGGGCCGCGGCCATGGCAGAACGCCAGCGGGTTCGAGACATTACAGATTTATGTCAGCGATTCGGAATGGATTCAGAGCCGTATATTTCCAATGACAGTACCCTGGATCAGGTGAGAGCAGCTGTCATTGAGCACTTGCAGCGGACAAAAGGGCCAGTCGGAACCAGAGTCACGGAAGACGAGGGAGATAAGAAACGCAATGCAATGACAGACGGAATCCTTCTTCGCCAGGGGATCCATGTAGAGAATCCGGCTCCGGGAGCTAATGATTTCAGAAACGCTACGCTGCAGATGATCGCGGCCAACTGTCTGACACAGGAAGATTCTCAGAGAAACTATTACATGGAATCCGGAGATGAGGTATATTCAGCGCTGCTTCAGAGAGCGTATTATAATCCATCTTCTGCTTTCCCGGCGATTATGGATAATGTAATCCGCAAATCCTATGTGGAGGGCCACAAGACAGCCCCGGTTACCTTTGAGCAGTTTACTACCAGAGGCACCCTGACAGACTTCAAGAAGGCAGACAATTATTATGTTCAGGGTGGATTTGGGCAGTTCCTGGAGGTTCCGGAGAACGGAGAGTTAAAGCATACGCTTCCGACTGATGAAAAGAAGCCGCAGAGACAGTTAAAAACCTACGGCCGTCAGTTTACCATGTCACGTCAGGCATTTATCAACGATGACATGGGAGTGATTACGACACTTCCCAATCGTGCGGCGAAGGCGGCCAGGATGACAATCAACAGCCAGGTTTACCAGATTCTGACAGGAAATCCGAAAATTTATGATGGGAAAACTCTGTTCGTTTCCGAACATAAAAATCTTCTGAAGGAAGGAACCGGCATTACCCAGGAAGCAGTGCAGGCGATGATTCTCGCGCTGGGAGGCCATAAGAAAAAGCAGGATGATATGGAGGAAGCGATTATCATTCGTCCGGGTACGATTGTGGTTCCGCTGGGCTATCAGTTCGCTATGTATACCTTATTCAACAGTCCGACTATCAGCGCATCCGGAGCGGTCAATCCTCTGTTCCATTACAAGGATACGATTCAGATTGTAGAAGACGCTACATTAAATGTACAGATCAAAGAAGGCAGCCCGATTCCATGGTTTATGGTGGGAGACAAGAACGATACCGACTTTATCCAGGTAGACTATTTAAACGGACAGGATATCCCGAATATCCGCCGAATGGAAGCACCTGGACAGTTAGGCTTTGTCTGGGACGTATATCTTGACTGGGGTATCGCGGTTATGGACTACCGCGGAGCAGTAAAGAATCCGGGCATTGCTTTAGAATCACCAATCGGATTAGCATAGGAGGTCAAACACATGGCAAAAACAGCAACATACTGGCAGAAAGGTGAATCCCTGGACTATTTAAATAAAACAGAAACCGCAATTCCGGCGGGAACAGTCTTAAAACTGGGTGCTCATATTGGAGTAGCGGGAACTGACATTCCTTCAGAAGGATTAGGATCCATTCATATGGTCGGAGTGTTTAAAATTGAAAAAAAATCAGGTGTCGCTCTGGCTGTTGGAGATCCAGTCAAATTTGATGACGAAGAAGGAATTGACAAAGATACAGGCGGCACTGCGACTGTAGGCTATGCGGTAGAGGCGGCAGAGGCGGACGAGCTGACTGCCTTTGTAAAATTGTTAGGTTAGTATGGGTTTTAAAGATATCGTTGCAAAGGATAATCGTTCTGTTTTCCTCAATCCTGCGGAGTTTGGCTCGCTCCACAGGATTGACGGAAGGACCCTCTGCATCCTGGTAGATGACAACGAGATGATCGAGCGGGAGAAGCGAACTCCATCAAACGATGAGTTAGATGGAATTTATAAAAGAAAGCTGCTTTTTTATGTTCTGGCAAAGAATTTTGGTCCTCTCCCGGCCGTTGGCCGCCTTCTGACGCTGGATGACAGGAAATACAGGATTATTGACGCGGTGAATGAGGATGGGATTTATTCCATCAGTCTGGAAGCGGTGAGGGGCGTATGATACTAAAAATTCATCTGGAAAATCAGGACGAAATTCGAAAGCTCTTGCAGGAATCCGGAAAAAAAGCGGAGCCTTTGCTGAAGCAGGCGGTGAATGAGACGGCAAAACAGGCCAAAAAGCGCCTGTATCAGGATACAAAGAGCGAGTATACCATCCGGCGGGGGAAGTTTTCGGAGAAGAGTTTGGAACTGAAACGGGCTACGCTATCGAAAGGCTATGCGCAGATTCAGGTTTCGGGCGAGGTTCTTTCTCTTCCTGGCGCATACCAGTTCCGGAAGAATGGAAAAAGGGTGGCAGCAAAGGCAGCCGTTAAGCGCGGCGGCATGAAGCCCATTGAAACAGGCGGGTTAAAAGGCTTTATTACCTCAGTCAGACAGGAAAAACAGAAAAAAGCGCATACTGGAATTTTTCAGAGGCGAAGCGGCACCAGACATCCCATCCGGGAAGCCCAGGGCCCATCTATTTCCAAATTAACAGAGATGACGTTTCGCAGGCTGGAAGGAGAAATTGGAGAAAGTCTTCAGGATGCAGTGTGGAATCTAATCAGTAAAACCATTTAAAGGAGGAAAACACATGTCATATGAACCGACCGTATGGTCAGAAGGGGATTTTATCACAGCCGATAAATTAAATAAAATGGAGCAGGGCATTAAAAACGAGCAGGTAGGTCCTCAGGGGCCGAAAGGTGAGCAGGGGCCTGCTGGCCCCAAGGGGGAAACGGGAGAAAGAGGTCCGGCAGGGCCACAGGGTACAGCTGGAGCGAAAGGAGAAAAAGGCGATCAGGGACCGGCAGGACCGCAGGGCGCTGCCGGCGCAAAAGGAGAGCCAGGAGAGCGTGGCCCAGCAGGGCCTCAGGGTGCTGCCGGTGTAGGACTGACAGGAACGGCCACCAAGATAACGACTTTATCCACTGAGACGCCTACGGATATGAAAAACAAAATCAATGAGGTGATTACGGCTCTCATAGCCAGGGGCGTGCTGAAAGCGTAGGAGGCTCTATGACTAATAATCAGCTGGAAGCATGTTTGATCGAAGCGGTCGAAAAATTATCAGAACATATCCTGTTGACAGGAACGAAGGGAGAACGAAAAAGTCTGAAAGGATATCCCGGAGCGCTGCCGCAGCTGTCTCTGCCGGAATATTGGGAAATGGAAGAAAGCGAATCCCTGGGAGATTCGGCTGTGGAGGATACGTTAATTCCATACTGTGTGGTAAAAACCACAGAGGTGGATATGAAAGAGGATGCAGCCAAAGCGAAGGTTTATCTGGTGTTCTGTCTGTATGCTCAGGACGGCGGGCATCAGACGATGTGGAACCTTTTAAACTGTGTGACAGGGTATTTCCGGACACACCCAGTATTGGATGCCTTTTACTGTGAAAGAGCCATGAAGGCGATTGAACAGGAAGAAGATACTTATCCTTATTTTTTCGGAGGAATTGAGATGACATGGAATCTTCCAGAGTTAGAATGTGAGGAAAATTATGAATAGCAAAGATGAAAAACAGACGGCCGGCGTTTATCTAGGGCCGTCTTTTTATGGAATTATTCAGAAGGGCACTGTACTGCGCGGAGGACATTCCAGCAAGATGGCTCAGCTGATGGGAGCATACCCGTTTCTTCGCGGGCTGATTGTTCCGACGTCGCAACTGGCAGAAAAAAGGATGGAGCTTAGAAAGCAGGATTCGGAGCTTTTTATGCTTTACCAGAAAGCAGAACAGATTAAGGAGGAGAAGCATGTATAAACACGGGATTGAGGTGACAGAAAAGCAGACGGCGAATGTAAGGCCGTTATCTACTTCTTACGGCGTTCAGGTGATCGTAGGAACAGCACCCATTCACTTGACGGCACATCCGGAACAGGCTGTTAATAAACCGATTCTCTTAAATTCCTGGGAAGAGGCGAAGGAAAAGCTTGGATACTCGGAACGATGGAATCTGTATACTCTGTGTCAGAGTATGTACGCATCCTGGAAACTGTTCCAGGTATATCCAGCTGTCTTTATTAATGTGCTGGATCCGGAGCGTCACAGTAAGGATTCGGAATCCAAAAATATCCAGATTCTGAGTCACCAGGCTGTTCTGGAGCAGGAAGGCATTTTGTTAAGCACGATTCAGATCAATCAGGGAAGCGGAGCCATGGCTGACTTTGCAAAAGTAGGAAGCGCGAAAGTAGGAGCTGCGGCACAGGGACCGGCGCTTACTCCGGAAAAGGACTATATTGTCAGCTTCAATGAGCTGGGATATCCGGTTATCACAATGCTGAGTACAGGATCTGGGTACGACTTAGAGCAGATCCAGGTTTCCTATCGTTATCTGGATGCTTCCATGGTGACAGAAGAGGATATCATTGGAGCTTATGACATGGAATCTGGAAAGGAAACCGGTCTTGAAACCATCCGGCAGGTGTATCCGATGTATCACTTCTCTACTGGTCTGATTCTCGCCCCTGGATGGAGCAAGATGCCAAACGTAGGAGCAGCCATGCAGGAGAAATGCACGGAATTAAACGGAGTGTTCCGCTGCGAATGCGTACTGGACCTGGATACGGAAAAAAAACGGAAATACACGGAATGCGGAGTGGCTAAGGAAAAGGCAGGATATACCGATCCGCACAGTATTGTGTGCTGGCCGGAACTTTTGATTGATGGAAAGCATATGGCGTTTTCGGCAGCTTACGGGGCCATGGCCAGCTATTACACAGCAACGAATGGGGATGTGCCCTATATTTACCCATCCAACAAACTGCTGAATGCAGAGGGGGCAGTTCTGGCAGACGGGACAGAGATTACTCTGGATCAGCCGCAGGCTGCCTATTTAAACGGGGATGGAATTGTTACAGCGATCAATGATGGAGGATGGAGAAGCTGGGGAAATAACACAGGCTGTTATCCGGGAAACACGGATCCGAAGGATTACCGGATTGGATGCCGGCGGATGTTTTCTTTTGTGGCAAACTATTTCATTAGACAGTACCAGAAACGCCTGGACAGTCCGATGAACCGCAGGACGATTGATGATATTGTCAACAGCTTCAATATCTGGGGCAACAGTCTGGTCAGCCAGGGAATGTGTGCCGGACTTCGCATGGAGTACGATGAAAGAGAAAACAGCGAAGAAGATTTATTAAACGGCCATGTAAAGGTAAAGATTTATCTGGCTCCGTACACTCCGCTTGAGTATATCCAGGCATCTGAGGAATTTGATATGACCACCTTACAGGCAGCTATCGTAGGAGAGGAGGAATAGTAATGTTTAAGCCACAGGTAATCAACCGATTCAATCTGTACCGCAACGGCTCTGTGCTCATTGGAATCTCTGGAGAAGTCGAGCTTCCAGAGGTAACAAATCTGACGGATACACTGGAGGGCTCCGGAACAGGAGGAAATCTGGAGGTTCCGGTGATCGGATTAACGGATACGATGGACATGAAGATTCCATATACAACCTTGAGCAAATCTGCCTTTGCGATGATGGATCCAAACGAAACAGTTGATCTGATGTTAAATGGAGCGATTCAGGGCATGGACAGCGGCTCCGGAAAAGTCAGCTACTCTCAGATGAGTATAGCTGTGCGCGGCGTTGTGAAAACCTTTTCGCCTGGAACAGTAAAAGCAGGCGGAAAGATGGATTCCAGCGTAACGTTAAGCCTGAGCTATTACAAAATCGTCATCGACGGCACGACAATGCTTGAGATCGACAAATTAAATGGAGTATATATTGTAAACGGAAAAGACATTCTCAAAGAAGTCCGGAATATGTGCTAAGGAGGAGCTGCAAAAATGATGGAAGAGAAGAACAGGGAAGCTGTAAGACCGGAAAATCTGGCGGATTCTCCAGAGAAAGAGAATTCAAAAAAAGCGAATAACTGGAAAATCATTAAATTGTCAAAGCCGCTGGAACACCTGGGCAGCCAGGTGGCAGAACTGGATTTAACAGGACTGGACGATTTGACGCTCAATGATTTAAATGAGCTGTATAATACCTACGAACTGATGGGCGGCGGCGGTACGGTCATGCAGGAGACTTCTCTCCTGTTCGCAGAACTGGTAGCTCAGAGACTGACAAGGCTGCCGTTAGAGACGCTGGGAACAATGAGGGCTAAGGATGCGATCAAACTTAAAAACAGGATTTACCGTTTTTTCTTCATGTAGGCGTAGGGAATCCGGCAGAAATCAAAGAAGCCCGAAAAGCCTGTATCTTTGCGTCGAAATATACCCACACAGGTCTAGGATTCTTTTTCGGACTGCCGCTTAAAACGCTGAATCGAACGCTTTTGGATATCTCAGAAGCTGTAAAGGAAGAAAGGAGGTTACGCAGTGGCAACAAATAAGAAAGAATACAAAGTAAAGATTCAAATCGGAGGAGAAAAAGACAGTTCTTTAGATAAGGCGTTTTCACAAACAAAACGGGAGCTGGATAACCTGTATCGTTTCTCCAAACGAACGAATCAAAGCTTTTTATCATCCGTCAATAAGATGGATGCGTTTGCCGATAAAACATTCTCGTTTATGGCAAAGGGAGCTGCCGCTGCGTCTGCCGGAATTACTGGAGCCTTAGCGGCTTCGACAGCAGCCGGAGCCAGCTTCGAATCCCAGATGAGCACGGTTCAGGCCATTTCCCAGGCATCTGAAACAGAGATGGCGCGCCTGAAAGCTCTGGCCAAGCAGATGGGAATTGAAACGAAATTTTCAGCAACGGAAGCGGGACAGGGGCTGGAATACATGGCGATGGCTGGCTGGGAAGTAGACTCCATGCTGGCCGGCCTTCCAGGTATCATGAATCTGGCGGCCGCCTCCGGGGAGGATCTGGGACAGGTATCCGACATCGTAACAGACGCTATGACGGCTTTTAATCTGGAAGCCTCCCGGTCGGCAGAGTTTGCTGATGTGCTGGCTCAGGCGTCTGCCCGTTCCAACACGGACGTGGCTACGATGGGGCAAACCTTCAAGTATGTGGCTCCTGTGGCCGGTGCGTTAGGTTTCAGCATCCAGGACACAGCAACAGCCATCGGCCTGATGGCCAATGCCGGAATTAAAGGAGAGCAGGCCGGTACGTCTCTTCGGGCAATGTTTACTCGTATCGTTAAGCCCACTGCTGAGGTGGAGGCAGCAATGAGCCGGATCGGGCTGACGGTTTCTAATTCGGATGGCAGTATGCGGTCATTGGATGAGATTCTGAGAGATTTACGCACTGGATTTGCAGGTTTATCTGAATCCGAACGGGCCAGTACCGCGGCCAGCCTAGCCGGGCAGGAAGCGATGTCTGGTATGCTGGCTTTAATTAATGCCAGTGGTGAAGACTACGAAAAATTGTCGGATTCTATCTACCATGCAAAAGGAGCTGCCGAAGAGATGGCAGGCGTCCGGATGGATAATCTCAAAGGAGACATAACGCTCCTTAAAAGTTCCGCGGAAGGGGCTGGCATTGCTATTTATGAGGGACTTTCTGAACCGCTCCGGGAAGGAGTACAGACAGGAACCGAGTGGCTGAACTCCTTCACTGAAAGCGTGGAGGAAAACCTGCCTACAATTCGAAGGGAGGTTAAATCTGCCGGAAACGTCTTAATGGGGTTTGTAGATCCAGTGCTAGAACTTGGTTCCTGGTTTTTACAGCATCCGGAGGTGATACAGGGAGGACTGACAGGCCTGGTATCGACTCTTTTAACCTTTAAAGCAGCCAAAGGCATAACCTCCGCCGTTAAACTATTCGGAAGCCTGAGCGGCATGATAAAAGCCTGGCCGGTAGCAGCCGCAGGTTTGGCCATTGGCGGAATTGCAGGCATTACCAGTGCGGTGAAAGCGGCTGCCAGAGAACGGGCAGTGAAGAACCTTGCGGAGCATTTTGGAGATGTTACACTTTCCATAGAGGAGCTTGGAGAAGCAGCTAAACATGTATTGGGAGACGATTTATTCTTCGAAATCGAAGAAATGGAGCGTTCTTCCACGAGAGCAGATGACTACTATCAGACTATGAAAGACAGCATGGAAGCAGTTCAAAAAGCGGACTGGAAGCTGTCTATGGGAATTGAGCTGAAAGAAGGAGACGCTCAGGAGTATGTGGCGGCAGTGGACGCTTATGTGCAGAATGCCCAGGACTATATCACCGAAAAAGGATATGAATTGAATCTGGCGGTTGACCTGGTTATGGGGGAAGCAGGAACCGGCTTGTCGGAAGACAGTGGGGCATTTTACCAGGCTCTTCTGGCTCAGCTGGATCCGTTAAAACAAAATATCAGCGCAGCGCTTCAGGATATCACGGAAAACGGTCTGACTCTGGATAAGCAGAAGATTGTGAGTGACTATCTGGGGCAGATGGCAGAAATTACTTCCATGATCACAGAGGCGGAAAATGCCGCAAAATTGCAGATGATTCAAGGGAAGTATGCCGGAGCTGCTCTGGATGCGGATTCCTTTCAGAATTTGCAGGCGGAATTGGCGAATTATACGGAACAGGCGATTCAGTCTACAGATGAAGCTTATCAAAAGGTGTTGACAAGTTTAAATGCTCAGAGACTTGCCGGAGAAAAGGGAATGGAGGGCGGAATTTCTCAGGAGGAATTTGACGCCCGTTCGGCGGAAGCGGCGCAGAGCTACTATCAGAGTAAGGCTGAGACGATCTTAAACGGCCAGCAGGCTATGGTTGATACCATTATGGCAACTTATGGGGACGAGATCGATCCGGTACTGGAAACGGTTAATCAAAAACTGGATGAAAAAGTCAGGGAGGTAATGAAAGACCCCCATAACATGCTTCCTGAGGACTTCATGCAGGGACTTCAATGGGCGATTGATGAAGCCATGGGCGAAGCTGAGCTGCCCAGCGATGCGCAGGATGCTCTGGGGATGCTGGTTAAAGGAATGGAACCAAGTGAAGAGCAGATGACTCAGCTCATTAATCAGATGAAACAGTCCGGACAAGCTGTTCCGCAGGCTTTTTTAGAAGGTATGCAGAGTATTGACATGATCCAGGCCGCATCCGGAGACGAGGAAGGATTGTGGGGAACGGTTGGCCAGATTATTGCAGAAAGTCCGGAGCAGGCTCTTGTCTTAGAGGCAGCCCGGCAGCAGGGCGCTATGTTTCCGCAGGCTGCGTTTAATGCGATAGAGGCTGAATATCCCAACGCAGATACAGCGGCGCAGCAGTTTTTAGAGCATCTGAAGAGCTCTTTTGAAACAGGGATTGACGCAAATGTACCAGTTTCTGTATCAATTAATACGATAATGACTCCAGAAGGCCAGGCGGCAGTTGGGAAGCTTCGAAATAAATATTCTGCAAAGAATCTGCCCGGCCATGCTGAAGGAGGAATTTTTGATACACCCCATATCGCCGCATTCGCAGAAAAGGGGCCGGAGGCAGTAGTTCCCTTGGATGGCAGTCAAAAAGCTATATCAATCTGGCAGGAGGCCGGGAAGATTCTGGGAGCTTACGACAAGAACAGTTATAGCCGGATCTATGAAACGATTTCCGATGGATGGCGGAAAAGTGGAGAAAAGGCTGTGGGAGGATATGGAATGCCAGCGTTTCAGCCAGTTGTCAATATTTATGGGAACACTAGACGGGAGGACGTTAGCGACGGATTAATAATGACATTTGAAGTATGGAAAGAGTACATGGAACGATATGAAGATGGCAGGCGAAGGGTAAGCTTTTAAATAGGAGAGAGGAAAACCTCTCTCCTGGCGGCTTATTCTGTGTCGGCGGTGTTCCGGCACAGCTCATCCAGCGTGACCTGCAGCGCGTCGGCCAGCTTGATGGCGGTGTCTACCTTACAGCGGTCAAACCGTTCAATGTCTTCGATGGTACGTTTGGGAACATCGGCCAGTTCAGACAGGGCGCGAATGCTTAATGATTTTTCATTTCTGATTTTTTTTAAGTTCAT